CTACGATTTTGCAGGCTGGGCAACTCGGGCAGACATGCGCTGCTCTGACGGCCGCACGATCGCCAGGAACGCCTTTGCCCATCAGGACGGCGCGAGGGTCCCGCTGGTATGGAACCACAATCACGCGACGCCTGACGGCGTTCTCGGCTACGGCATTCTTCACAGCCAGGACGGCAGCATGCGTGCTGAATGCTTCTTCAACGACACCGAAAGCGGCGTCAATGCCAAAAAGGCTGTGCTTCATGGCGATATCACCGCATTGTCCATCTATGCCAACCACCTTAAGGAGCAGGCCAAGACCGTTCTTCACGGCATGATTCGCGAAATCAGCCTCGTCTACGCCGGAGCGAATCCCGGCGCATTCATCGATTCTTTGGTCGTACACGGCGACGGTTCCACGACTGAGGATTTCGAGCAGGGCATCATTTACACCGGCGAAAGCATCGAGCTTTATTCCGATATAGAACACGCCGATGGGGATTCCAAGCCTTCTGAGGTCGAGCACATCAATGGCGAGTCTGAAGAGAAGGATGATGAGAATCCCAAGAATGACGATAAGAAAGACGACAAAGAAACCATTGAGGATGTGCTCAACACCCTCAACGAAAAACAGAAGAATGCCGTCGCTTACGTCATTGACAACATCGTCAATCCCGACGATGAACCTTCGGGCGATTCCAAAGGCCCCGAAGTCAAGCACAATTCCGAAGAGGAGGAAACCGAAATGAAGAGGAACGTTTTCGATCAGGAGACCGAAATCAAGACCGATGCCGTGTTGTCCCACGCTGACGGCATGAAGATCGTTGAGCTGGCCAAGAGCTATGGCGGCGGCAGCCTGAAGGCGGCCTATCAGGCTTTCGTCGATCAGAAGAAGGATGAGCTCGCCCATTCCGCCGCTGACAACATCCAGAACATCTCTCAGCTGTTTCCGGAGTACAAGGACATCAAGCCTGGCGCTCCCGAGTTGCTGACTACCGACCAGGGCTGGATCGGCAAGGTTCTGGCAAAGGTTCACAAGAGCCCCATCAGCCGCATCCGCACCCGTCAGGCCGATGTCCGTGACATCACCAATCGCCGGGCCAAGGGCTACAAGAAGGGCACCCAGAAGACCGACGCCGGTTCTCTGCCGATCCTGAGCCGCACCACCGATCCCGTTACCGTATACATCCGCTCCAAGCTGGATCGTGACGACATCATCGACATCACCGATTTCGATATCGTCGCCTACATGTATGGCCTGGATCGCATGAACCTGAACGAGGAGCTGGCCCGCCAGATCACCATTGGCGACGGCCGCAGCGGCGATACCGCTATTGACGGCACCAAGATCCGTCCGATCTGGCTGGACGATGAGATGTACTGCATGCACAAGACGGTTGACATCGATGCCATGCGCACTGAACTGACCGGCACCAATTCCACCGCGAACTTTGGCGAGAACTACGTGTATGCCGAGGCGATCATCCAGAGCCTGCTGTATGCCCGTGAGAAGTACAAGGGTTCCGGCAACCCCGACTTCCTGTGCACGCCGCACCTGGTGAACGTGATGCTGCTGGCCCGTGACCTGAACGGCCGCCGGATCTATGACAATGTCAACGAGCTGAAGGCTGCGCTGAATGTCAACGAGATCATCACCGCCGAGCAGTATGAGGGCAAGACCCGTACCGCCACCGTGAGCGGAACCGAGCACACCTTCGAGCTGCTGGGCCTGCTGGTGAACTTCACCGACTACAGCCTGGGTGCCACCAAGGGTGGCGAGATCACCCACTTCACCGATTTCGACATCAACTTCAACCAGGAAGTCAGCCTGCTGGAGACTCGTTGCTCCGGCGCTCTGACCCGTCCCTTCTCCGCCATCGCGCTGGAGATGGATGTGACCGACGAAGGCTGATTGAGGTGAACCGTCAAAATGGCAAAGTTTTACGGTCCGGTAGGTTACGTTGAAACGCAGGAAATGAGGCCGGGCATTCATGAGGAAGTCGTCACCGAGCGCAATTACTCCGGTGACGTTTTTCGTAGTGTCAGGAAGCTCGTTTCCGGCGATAGCGTCAACGATGACGTGACTGTGAACAACAGCTTGAGCGTCGTTGCAGATCCCTACGCCTATCAGCACTTCTTTGCCATTCGTTATGTAAAGTGGATGGGGGTTTATTGGAAGGTCACGAATGTGGAAGTCCAGAATCCCCGTCTGCTTTTAACGATTGGAGGTGTCTACAATGGACCAACGGCTTGATCTGCATGAAATCCTGTGCGACGCTCTTGGCTCCAGGAACGTCTACTTCCAACCGCCAACGGGATACAAGATGACCTATGACTGTATTGTGTATAAGAGGGAAAAAATCGACAGCAGATTTGCGAACAACAAGCCCTATCATCATGCCAATCGGTATTCGGTCACGGTGATCCACAGAGATCCAGAGTCTCCCGTTCCAGACAAGATTGCCGAGCTTCCGATGTGCGTCCACGACCGCTACTTCATCAACGACAATCTTCATCACGATGTCTTCACACTCTACTACTAAACCAAGGAGGATAATACCATGCCTAACACCGCTCGTTTGACCTGGGATGAGGCCGAAAATCGCAAGTATGAGTATGGCGTATCTCAGGGCGTTCTGTATCCGATGGCCGACAACGGCACCTACGAAGATGGCGAGGCCTGGAATGGCCTGACCAATGTCACCGATCAGCCCGAAGGCGCCGACATCAACAAGATGTACGCTGACGGCATCTACTACGCCGGCATCCGCGGCGCTGAGGAGTATCACGCCAGCATCGAGGCGTATACCTATCCCGATTCCTTCGCGGCCTGCGACGGCTCCGAGCAGCCCATCCCCGGCATGTATGTCGGCCAGCAGAATCGAAAGAAGTTCGGTCTGTCCTGGCGTACCGAGATTGGCAACGCCAACACCGACAAGCTGGGCTACAAGATCCATGTCGCGTATGGCCTGAGCGCTTCCCCCACCGAGAAGGCTCACGACACCGTGAACGATTCTCCCGAAGCCAGCCCCTTCAGCTGGGACACCGAGGGTACTCCCGTGCCCATGACCGGTTACAAGCCCACCGCGAAGCTGGAGTTCGACTCCACCAAGCTGGGTGCGGCCAAGATGGCTGCTCTGGAGAACCTGCTGTATGGCAGCACTTCCGCGGCTGCCAAGCTGCCCACCCCGAATGAGATCCTGACTGCTCTTAAGGCTGTCAGCGGCACCTGATCTCTGACAAAGAAAACGGTTGAACCGGCAACAGAGCCGGAGGGATACACTCGTGGGTAACGCCGGAGGGGACGCACCCACACTATTTGAAAGGAGAAATGAAAGATGCTTAAGAAGAAGATCACCTATACCGACTACAACGATAACGAGAGGACCGAGGAATTCCTCTTCAACCTTTCCAAGGCGGAAGTGTTGGAGATGGAAATGGGCATCAACGGCGGTATGACCAACATGATCCAGAAGCTGGTCGCCGAGCAGGATATGGCAAGCATCTCCAAGACCTTCAAGGAAATCATCATGAAGGCCTACGGCGAGAAGTCTCTGGACGGCAAGCATTTCATCAAATCGCCCGAACTCTCTACAAGGTTCACCCAGACGGAGGCTTACACCGTGCTGTTCCTGGAACTGCTCGATCCCAAAAAGGCCTCGGAGTTCATCGAAGCCATCCTGCCCCAGGATGCTATCGCACAAGCGAAGGCTGCCAAGGATGAGCTCAACACCCCAAATCTGGTCCCGGTTGAATAAAGGTCGTGTAATGAATGCTGCCAGTTACGATACCGGGGTATGAATGGTTCGATGAAAGGACCAATACTTTCGGCTCGACCAAGGAAACCACCTTGCAGCTGGAGCATTCGTTGGTCTCTATTCATCGTTGGGAACAGAAATGGAACAAGCCGTTTCTGGGCAAGAACCCGAAAACTGCTGAAGAATGTATTGACTATGTTCGCTGTATGACGCTGACACAGCATGTTGATCCAGCCGTTTATTACGGAATCACCGATGAGGTGATGGACAAGATCAATGACTATATCGAAGCTCCAATGACAGCAACATGGTTCAGCGATAAAGATAAAGCCGGACCTCCGCACAGAGAGGTCATTACATCCGAGGTAATTTACTATTGGATGATTTCGTTGAATATCCCCTGGGAGTGCCGAAAGTGGCACCTGAACACATTGCTGACGCTTATCCGGGTATGTAACGCCAAGAATGCTCCGAAAAAGAAGCAAAATCGGCGAGACATGATGGAGCAGCGTACAGCAATGAACAAGGCTCGTCGCGCAAGGCTGAACAGTAAAGGATAGCAGAAAGGAGGTGGTGAGCCGTGATCCGGATCAAACATAGAGGCAACTTCCGGAATACGGAAAGATTCTTTGCGCGAGCTCAAAAGGCTACGCCGAGAGAAATACTTGAGCGGTATGGTCAGGCCGGTGTCACGGCTCTTGCCTCCGCAACTCCGGTGGATTCCGGAGCAACCGCAGCCGCCTGGGGTTATGAGATCGTTCAGAACTCCGACGGCTATTCTATTTTTTGGACCAATACCAACATCAATGAAGGCGTCAACATTGCGTTGATCCTGCAATACGGCCATGGAACCGGAACTGGAGGCTATGTCGAGGGAATTGACTACATCAATCCAGCGCTTCGCCCGATTTTCGACCAGCTGGCCGATGAAGCCTGGAGGGAGGTAACGTCGTGAGTAACAATGTCGATAAGCGCGTTGTTGAGATGCAGTTTGACAACAAACAGTTTGAAGACGGCATCCAGGAAAGCGTAAAGTCGCTTGACAATCTGAAAAAAGGTCTTGACTTAGAAAAATCGGCAAAGGGACTCGAAGCAATCGACAAAGCCGCCAAAAACATCGACTTCAGTCGTTTGGCTGACGCGGCTCAATCGGTTGCCGATCGATTCTCCTTCATGGGCAATCTGGTGCAAAATGTTTATAACAGGATCGGCGACGCGGC